CTTGGAGACTAGCAGTACTCGTTCGTTCGGATTCTTGAATAGGCGCCACGCACAGTAGGCGAGGGTAACCCACGTCTTCGACGCACCACGGAACGCTCGTATACCCCGTCGCCTGGGGCCGTCTTGGAGCCACCTGGCCATTTGCTTTTGGTGGCGTGCAAGGGATGGGAGATCAATGGATTTCCACAACTCGGTGCAAAAGAACTCGAAATCGCTTGCGAGTCGTTGCACATATTGTTCGAGCTGATCATTCATAATTACTCCGAGTCTACTTTGAGACCCAAATCCCTCACCATAGTTATGAAAATTGGATCCTTTAGTATCTCGTTTTTCAGTTTAGTCAAAGCTCGCTTGCCAACGGTTTCACATCGTTGTCGACAAATCGGCTTACCTTCAATCATGCTTATTCTCTCGGCGATTTGATCCCAGGTCCAGCGTTCTGTCATAGGAGGATCTCCGTATGAGCCGTCCACTCACGTGCAGCGAAGCGGCTTGGGGAATTGACCTTGCACTCTCCCCAAACAATTGCTGGTCGCCATTGACTTACATCGCGTCTGGCCATCCAGGCTGGCTGGAGTGGGCCACAGCTCCCTGCATTGATTACCCAATAGGGTAGCAATACAGTTTGACTGCGTTGGCACTGTATGACATCACGTGGTCTGTGGGTGTGACCCCTAACTACGCAACGGTGTGCGTGCCCCCCGCAGGCATAGGCCAACTGTAGACCTTCCATCTCATCGCTATTGCCGGAACTCAACCACCCGTGTGCGAAAATCATCTGGCCGATTTGAAGGCATCCACGTTGATCATGAATCGACGGCTTCACATACGGGTACTGCTTCCACCTGGCATAGACATTCGCCCATTGTGTGTTTGACCACACCAGGAGATCACGAGTAGCTGGATTTGTCCTGCGACCATCACTTACCAAGAGGTTGTCATCGTGATTACCATGTAAGAAGTGGAGGTTGCATTTCTTGGGCAGTACCTTCCGAATCGATTCCAACACTCCAGCTGCGGCCTCGTACTCGTCGGACAAGGTGTGACTGTATTCGGAGCCAGGGTGGACTGAAGCACACGCTGATTCGTGAAGATCACCGAGCATGATGAAATCAGTGAGAGGACCATAGGGTCCGCCATCGGACAATTTCGTGATGACCTGGTCGATGGACTCTTTCCGCTGGAATGGGCAGTGGGTACATGAGATTGCCGCGAACCTGGCAAGACGCTTTCGGGCGCCCATCAATTTGCTTCCTGTTCAGGCATGGCAAACTGCAGCTGGCGAATCGTATTGATGCTGACGCGTGGTATAGCGATACAGTAGTCATACGACTCACAAGAGGGCTTGACAGCCCCAGCCACCACTATGTGACCCTCCTCTTCGTGAATCAGAAATCCACACTGGAAGATACGTTGGGGTTCCGGTAGGTCGTAAACAGAGACATCACTGTTGTGATTCTCGGCGTTTTCTGCGCTGTCTACCCAGTCAACAAAGACCAGGGGATAGCCCTCACGAGCGATGTTTTCATCGCCGCACTGTTCGCATGCCATGTGTTACCCCCGTCAAGCTGTAGCGGCATCCTCGCCGTCATCGACTTCCGGCATGGATAGCCCCCGCATTTGCATCTCAGCAACGATGTTTCCAATCGGGTTACTTGCCGTTGGCATTGCTGTGATTCCACAATCCTTCAGTCTCTGGCGAACCACGTTCAGGTCTGCAGCTGTTGCTTCAACCCTGGCCGTATCGCCATCTCGGTTGATAACCTCGCGGCCATCTTTCAGAATCTTCAGGAGAGCCTGGTCAAAGGCTTCGCTCATCTTTTCAAGATCACTCACGGTGCAACTCCCACATTATCAAGAAGCCTCTTCAACTCTTCACTCTCCGCAGACAACTCATTGGCTGATTCCCTGTGTCTTCCAGCAGCGTTGTGCAGCCCGTCTCGGTCGGCATTCTTGGCCCTGCCACGTTCCTTCTCTGCATGGAGTTCCAACAGGTGTGCCCTGAGAAGAGGTATTTCTTGTAGAGTTTCCTGCCAGGCTTGTGCTGCATATTGCTGGTGAAGCAATTGAATCTCTTCGACCTGTTTGGTCTTCTTGGGATTGGCGGGATCCGGAGGATCTTCTTCTCCCATTCGATCCCACAAAACCAGACCCGCGCCGTATGCCATCTCTACAGCCGCTTCCTTGAATGTGTACCACCCAGATGTACCATCCGGCCATTCTTGGTGTCGTTTGATGTCACCAATTCGCTCTTGGTAGTATTGATATGCTGACCAATTGTAGCCCTCTGGCCCAGGATAGTCTCGAAGGCGAAGTCCTTCTTTTACTGGCTTTGGTGGCACAAACGGATAATCAAGATTATCAAGAAGGACGTAAGCGAGATCGTCAGTGACCGTGTTTATCTTGGTGGCGGACAAGAAATTGATCCATCTTGTACCCCATCCGGCATTCGGAGTTATCCGGTGTCTGTGCTCTCCAAAGTAAGTGAACGCAGGCGGCGCATATTCTGGATCGCCAAGCCAGGTGTTGGTTCTTCCGACATCAATGAGTGATGTGGTTTCACGAATGACATCGTTGTCAAATATCTTGTAGTTCCTGGCCAGTGATTGGTAAGGCGGAGGAATGGGTACCCTGACCCCTTCAGGTGCAATTCCCGTTGGGGAGGTAGTTGCCGTGATGAGTTGATTTATCTTTCGGAGACCTATCTCTGGATCACCCTCGAATATCTCCATGGTGTCCCCGATACCCTTGAGGAAAGACGCATCCTTGATAAGTTGGCCCTGTGCATAAGCCAAAGCCCAAAGATACATTGCCAACTCTTCTTCATTGCCCTCTTCTTCGAGTACCGCAAGCATCTCGGCTGAGTTGGCAATCAAAGCAAACCACATGCCATACGGTGCGAGTTTCTGGTAACTGACCCACGTGCCGTTTTCTTCACCTGTTTCTGTATTGAAGGCATTGCCGTGTTCGTCGGCATGTGGGAAGAAAATGGAGTTTGGCATCCAGCCAGCATCGAGCATCTGCTTTCGCATAACAGGATCTTCTGGACCCGTACCAGATATGCGGACACCCTCTTCTCTAGTGGCATAATGAATTCCGGCCAATATCATGCTAGCGCCCATGGCCTGTCGCCCACGAGCCTGAGCCATTCTTCTAGGATCTCCAGAAGCAAGATCGGCCATGTGCTCCTCATGGAGTTTCAGAAGTGGAGAGTCTGGGTCCAGACGCCACCCACCCGCCCCTGGCCTCCATGGCTTGTCTTGGTTCTTCTTGATATACAATTTCCTGTTGGATGCGGCTTGTCTCTTCTCAGCCTCGGTGCCAACGTCAGGCCATCGTTTCAATGCCCTGGCTTCCACATCACCCGGCAAAAGTCGACCGCCGAATGCCCACTGTCTGGGTCGTTCGAGGAATTCGACGACGAAGGTTGTGGGTGAATACCCCCCATATCTCTTCAAGAGATTTGAGGGTGTTCGGTGGAATGGAACGATTACCTTTACGAGGGGGACATTATTGAGGAAGTGGGCAATGGCTTTTCCAGATGTACCGAGCTCGGCCTGGAACACGGCGCGAACCGCTCTCTGTTCCCCATATTCAATCAGCCTTGCGTGTTCAGGAGACCAGTTGTCGTTGACATATTGCAACGCTGCTTTTGTGTGGGCGACTGGATCATCAGACAAAGCTGCGATCGATTCGGTCTTCATTGCCTCATCCCACAGAACACCCTGGTTTCGAAGTCGACCATCTCGGATCAACTTGTCCATGTTTGCGTTTACTTCTTGGTAAATCGCGTTTCGGTGTGTTCTTCTGAATTGTCGTAAATCTCGCATGGTCGGCTTGCCGTTTGCTTTTACGGGAAGAGTCCCGTCAGAAATTGCTTCGGCGATACGTCGGTCGGAGATATCTTTGAACAGCTTGGCCTGGAGATCAGTTCGAGCATTCATCTGCCGAAAGAACTCATCTACAGTCATGATTCCACGGTTGGGCACACGAATGCCTTGACCAGTGAAATTGATTGTTCCTCGAGCAATCCAGTTATCAGAATCGGTGTGAATGGCTTTCTGGTTCCAGCCTGGATCGATCAGGCTCGCTCGCCGACCCATGAGGTATGCCTCTTCATCTCTGAAGGTCTTGAGGGCATATCTAAAAGCCACTCCGGCGTTTGAGTAGTTCCTTCCGAAATTCGTGATGGCTTCTTTGACCATCTCGGCATCGCCTCTCAACACACCACCAAGAACCTTTTCAATCCCCTCTATTGTTGTTGTCAAGACGGGGCTGATTGACGCAATGCCGGTGATGAACCACGTGGTAGGGGACGAGAGAAGGCCGCTGACAAATACCTCATGGTACCAACTATTTGCCTGTGTCCCCCAAGTAGACAATTTAGACCTGTTCATCACATCAGAAATGGTCCTTGCATCTCGAGGCATCACCAGGCCACGAATTCGCCTGACCAAATCGTCACCGACTGGCATGTCGTGACCCTGTTGAATGAGCCATTTCGTGGCGCCGTCTCGAGTTGCGAGCACGCTGTCTGACGGGAAGGTAAACGGGGACTTCCAGGCAGCCAAAGACCGGCCAGATTTCGTTCTCATGACCTGGGCATGCTTGCTGATGACTGCGTATTCCATGTATCGCTTGGCCACGACCGCGTAATCTTCCGT